GTACAGAAAGCCCGATCCATCCGTGGTGCAGGAGGAGCCGATCTTCTACGCGCACATCGAGAAGATCGGCTTCACGAGGACCGGCCAGCCGGATGAGAGCGAACTGCCGGCGATGCTCGCCGCGTATCTGGAGTTCGAGCGCATCGTGCGATCGAGCTACCGCGGGCATTCCTTCCAGGAAGCGGAGGCGAAACGCGCGCTCGAGAAGGTCCGAATGCCGGGGTCGGTACGGATTCGGTGGCGCCCGGGCAATGACGAACCCGGAGCACGCCTCGATTACGCATATGAGGCTGCGCGGCAGATTCGCGAGACCCTCCCGGCCGACCACATTGTCCTCGGAGACGTCGCAGAGATCATCGTACGCGAGCCACCTGAAGACCCGCTCGGGATATACCACTTCGCCACGATCGCGCGGAACACCGGTGAGGTGAAGCCGAAGGAGGTCACCGACACGCAGTACAGCCCGTCCGACCTCAGGCTCATCAAGGCGGGAGACATCGTGGTCTCCGGCATCGACCTCGTGAACGGCTCGGTAGGCTACGCCACCGAAGAAGTACAGGACATGGTCGTCTCGAAAGAGTTCTACATCTTGCGAATCCGCGAAGATCGAAGGGATGAGGTGGATCCGCGGTTCCTCGCCCTACTTCTCCGGACGCCGAACGTGCGGGAGCTCGTGGCGGGAACGGTTACAGGCACGTCAAATCGGACGCGGGTGGAAGATGAATCTGCCCTGTTGGGACTTCCCCTGCCGAAACTTCCACCGATAGAGGTTCAGCGAAACCTAGCCGATCGGGTAACCGCCGCTCTCGAACAGCGGAAGGAGACAGACAGGATGATCGGGCAGGCTCTGCGGGAGGCGGACGAACTGTGGTCCATCGGCGGGACAACGGAGCGCGCGGTTGAGCTGTATGAGGAACCGCAACAGGAATTCGCCTTCTGAGGCACGGATTGAAGGCCATGGCGCCACCGCGACTCGGCAACGGCGATGTCCGTGGATTGGCGTGGGTCGAGCCCCGGCGCCGCTGGGGTTTTTCGTTTACCTGACCGCGATCGCGAATCCAGCGCCGCACCCGACCGCAACCGGGGCGGCGCTTTCACTCTTGGCGGCGACGAGCGCGCCTGCGGCGCAGAGGCCGATGGTGGCGAGCGGCTTCAGCCACCAGAACCGGGCATCCTGCACGACGACGGAATCCCCGTCCACCCGGAACGTCACCGGCGGCCGACACATGATCCGCCTGCCCGAAATCCTCGGGGTCAACGGCCACTGGCTATTGACGGGCAAGGGAAGGCGGTGAGCCGAGCCCGGTGGCCTCGGTTCACGTGGCGTACTCCTCGATCACCAGCGTGAACTCCCGGGCGCCGGCGAGTTCCCGCATGAAATCGTCGAACGCCCGCTTCGACTCGAGCACCGCCAGCTTCGGCCGGGTCTGGCCGCTCTCCTCATCCCGGACGGTCAGCACGCCGAACCGGCTCCCGAGCAGGATGCAACCGTCGGTATTCTCCTCGGTGTTGCCCACGTGGATGAGGATCCGGGCGCGCCCGGGCACGCCGGTCACCTCGTAGGTGTCGTAGCCGCCGGCGTAGTACCGCGTCCGGACGCAGCGGTACGTGCCCGGGGGAATGCAGGAGACGTTCGGGCGGTTGCCCAGGTCCTCCTCCTCGAGCGTGCACCACCGGGCGAGCCGGCCGAGCACGCCGTCGGGGGTCTTGGCGAATCTCACCAGCTTCAGCGTTCGCATCGGATCACCTCCAGGTCAGGCGCCGCCGGCGGGGACGGAGTAGCCCGCCGGCCCGCAGACCGACGGGGACCGGCGGCGCCTCATCGGATCATCTCCCAGCCGACGACGGCCGCCACGGCCGCGCCGGCAATCCATTTCCAGGGTATCCCGCGCCGCTCGCGCTCGGGCGGCGCCAGGACGAAATCGCGCACCTCCACGGTCGCGCGCGGGTCAGGACTCGCCGCTGTTATGCCGTACCGCCCGTCCGGCAGCTCGTAGGCGACCAGCTCGACGGGCAGCCGGGCGCGGACGTCTGCCGAGAATCGCGCCGGCGGCCCGAGCAGCAGCCCCCAGCGCAGCCAGAACACGGAATCGGCGTACTCCCCCTCGTACCGCCCGCTGTCCACGTCGGCCGCGGCAGGCGTCTCGATGCGCGCCTCGGCGGTCGCCTCGGCGGTCACGAGCGCCGCCGGCCTGGCGTCGGACTCCCGGGCGAGCGCGCGCCAGCGGTCCCGCTCCTCGAGCGCGGCCCGGAGATCGTCGGCGACGCGCGCCAGGACCGCCTGGTATCCGGCGGCACGTAGCCGCTCCTGCGCCGCCTCGGCCCTGAGCCGCGCGGCCTCTGCTCGCAGCCGGCCGGCCTCGCGGTCGGACGCGCACGCGCGGGCAGCGGCGAGCACAGCGACGATCCCGAGCGCGACAGAGAGGCTGGTCCGGATCATCCATCCTCCCTCCGTTCTTGCGAGGGAGCCGGAAGGCGCCGTTGCGCCAGCGCCGCAAGCGCCTCGATCACGACGCCGATCAGGGAATTGCCCTTCCCCATGAGCCGCAGGTGCTTGTTGATCGACCGCCACTCCGCGACCAGGATCGCGACGGCCGCTGCCGCACCGAAGAAGCCGCGCGTGTCCGGGATCACGTCGAAGTGGTACAGCCACCATTCGGAAAACCGAATGCTCAGGGCGAGAAAAATGTGCGCCCCCTTGGCAAACAGACCCGCGTGAGCGAGATCGGCCCGGTCACGGCCTTCGCGCCTCGCGCGGTGCCAGCCGAGCATGTGGTCGACGGCGCCCGCGGTCACGGCCAGCATGAGGCCGGGGATCACGATGTCGTACTTCAGGACGGAGATCAGTCCGCCGACGAAGGCCGCAAGCCAGCCCGGCAGACCGAGCTCTCTGGCGGTCTGGATCGGGGTGAGAGCGGCCGCCCCGTAGAGGCGGACCTCGCTTCGGAGCAGCGCGTCGTGCGCCAGTCTCATCTTCGGCTTTCCTCCTTGTGGACTGTCGGCGGCCAGTTGTATCTTTTCCGTATGGACAGCCTCCTCGAGTGGCTGCGCCACGAGTGGGTACACTCGACGTGGCCGCACATTCCCGTGTGGGTCGCGTCTTCGATGCTCGGTTACTACCTCGTCTCACGGCTCAAGGCGAGACTGCGCGCCCGGCGGCGAGGCCAGCCGGGACCGCGGTGGCCGTCGTTGCGGCGCGAAGTAGCGCGCGTCGAAGCGCCTCTCGATCCCACCACTGATCGATCGTAGAAGCCGCGAGTGCTCCCGCCTCGGGCCCCGTCGCCGTCAGCCACGGCGCGAGCTCGTCCACCGTCCGCTCGCCTCCGCCCGTGACCATGCGCGACTCCAGGGCACGCACGCCGCGCCGGCCCGCTTCGATCGGCGCGAGGATCGCATCCAGTGCTTGAGCCAACCGGTTCGCCGGCGTCTCGGCGAGTAGGTCCGCCTGCTCGGCCTGGATGCGCGCGGTCGGCGAGCCTCCGAGAATGAACTGCGCGCCCTCCGCCATCCTCCGCTCGCGGAGCATCAGCTCGCGGAACCGGTTGAAGTCCTCGTCGCTCTGGAACAAGGTCCTGATCCGGCGCCGCATCTCCGTGTTGCCGAACAGGACGCGAGTCAGGTCCCGGTTGTCGGCCGCACGCTCGAGCCGCGCGCGCACGGCATCGAGAGCGCCCCGGCGGTAGAACTCCTGCTCCGGGGGACTCATCTCCCGCAGCACCTTCTCGATCCTGCGGGGATCCTCGTTCAGGAACGCCTTGAGGCCGAGTTCCCGGCTGCCTTGGCGTGCCATCTCGAACGCATCCATGGCCTCACTGAAGCCGCGGAACGTCGCACGGGCTTCGCGATACTCAGGCACGAGCTCGTCGACGCGCGAGAGGAAGGCGTCGAGCTTGCGCTTGAGCATCATGGCGCCGCGCTTGGTAAGCCGACCGCCCGCAAGGTCCTGGTCGATCACCTCCTGGAGCGCGCTCTTCATGTAGTCGAGCGCGCGCACGGGGATCGAATTGGTGATGAACTCGACGGCGCCGTCGTCCTTGACCCGGAAGAGATCTGGCAGGGTCTCCGCAAACTGCAGGTCCTCGGGAACGGGCAGTCCTGCGGCCTCCAGGGCACGACGCGCCGAGGCTTCCTGCTGGGCCGTGCGCTGCGCCAGCCTGTACGCCTTCTGGAATTCCGGCTCTTCGAAGAGCCCACGGATGACGTCATCGCTCACCGACTTCTGGTAGGCCGCCCGGTAAAGCGGCGCGGCCTCCGCCGCGCGCCGCTCGATCATGTCATCTACGGTCTGGACGGCATCTTCGAACGATAGCCCGGTCCGACGCTGCAGCGCGCCGGTGATCCGCGTCGGCGCGCCCTCGGCCCGCTGTCGGAGCGTCCGCCTAATGCGCTCCGAACCCTCGCTCGGGATCGACGCCGCGGCCCGCGCGAGCCTCTGCAGGGGCCCGCCGGTCTCGCCAATGTCCATGAGCGTCTGGCCCGGGGCGAGACTCCGCACGGCCGCCACCGGATCTTCGATTCCTTCACGCTCGAGGGCCCGAATCAGCCGACTCTGCGCGCGCCCTCGCGCACCGCGAAGCGCGCCGGCGCCCTGCACCAGGCCGCCCGTCGCGGCACCGAGTGCGGCGCCGCCGGCCGCGCCCAGAACGCGCTCGCCGACGCCTCCCTCGGCGGCGCCGGCGCCAGCCACCGCGCCCTCGACGGCACCCCGCCCGATCGGAGCGGCCACGGCACGTCGGAGGAGCGAACGTGCGGCAGCCGCGCCGCCGCTCCGGAGCGCGCCGGCGCCCCCGAGGGCGAGACCGCCGCCCGCCTCGAGCGCGAGGCTCGCGACCGGATGCTCTTCCCGGACCCTCTCAATGTCGGCGCGGGCCGCTTCCACGCCCGCGCGGTACGCTTCCGCCGGCGACTGGCCACCCGGGAGCAGCGCGGCGGCGCCGCGGGCCAGCCCCTCGAGCTCGTCGGAGAAGCCAAGCGTCGCACCCTGCGCAGCCGTCCGGAGCGCGCCGGACAGTCCCGCCCGCGGCTGTGGCGCTTCCGCTGCCGGCGTCGACGGCTGTACGCCGGTTTCAGCGATCACGCGGCGGGTTGCCTCCTCCGGAGAAAGCCCGGCCGCAACGTACTGGTCCCACAGATCCGCGGCCCGCTGCCGGGCCTGATCCGGCAGCGGAACCGTCGCCTGCTGCGGAGTCGGGGTCATCTACCACCTCAACGGAACGGGTTGACGGGTGCGACCTGCTGTTCCGGTACAACGACGATCGGTTCCGGCGTCTGCGCCACCGCGGTTTCCGTCACCGGCGCAGCTGCGCCGGGCACGGTATCGAGACCCGCCGCCCGCCGGATCGCATCGAGCGTCACGCGAATCGCCTGGAGCTTCCTGCGGATCACCTCCGGCCGATCGCCGGGCTGCGGGATGAACTGACGCTTGTAGCTCTCGATCTCCTGCGCGGTAATGGCGGCCCCAGATTCGACTCGGAGGATCGACGAAGCGATCGCTTCCGCCGCGCGATCGAAGGCCTGCACATCAGCCCGCTGCAGATACCTTCCTGGCGTGATGCGGCCCAAGAACGATTCCTCTGGGACGCGCACGTTTTCGCTGCGGAACATATCCGTCACCGGGTCGTAGCCCAAAAACTCTTCGATTTCCCGGAGCGCGTCCGCCGCTCGAGCGTAGGCCACCCGCATCTTCGCTTGGGTTTCCGTAACGCGCTGGGCGTCGGCTGCGGTCGGATGCGGCGGAAGCCCGAGGCCGAGCAGCCGCGTTTCCCCGGTGATCGGATCGACCAGCGCCCAACCCTGATCGGTCTGCACGAGCTGGCCGCGCTGCGGCCTCTCTCCCGTGGCCGGCGGAATCGCCACGTTCGGCGGCACCCCCAGCGCGATCGCGCGCTGCGACGCCTCCGGAATGTGCTCAAGGCCGGCCAGCGCTTCCGCAAGCCGCTGGATCCGCTCCTCTTCGAGTTGGCGAGCCCGCGCTGCAGCCCGTTCCTCCGGTAGCAGGCCCCGCCGGCCCCACCGGCCCGGCGCGAACTCTTCATATCGAGGATCCTCCCGTGCCACGGCCATCGGAGCGATCGGCGATGCCTGGGTACCGGTCCCGGCGGTCGATGGCTGGATCGGCGGGCGAGGTAGCGCGAACCCATGCCCGGGCACGTAGGCGCCCGCTGCGGGCGGACGCGGGGCCGCCTGGCGTTCCGCGGGCGGCTCGGGGAGCAAGACCTGGCCGTACACCTCGAATTCCCGGGCCTCCTGCTGCCTCCGCTGTAGGTCCTGCAGAAACTGCCGCTCTTGGCGCCTCTCCTCATCGAGCTGGCGCTGACGGCGCGCTTCAGCAGCTGCGCGCCATCCCTCTCGCAGCCCCGTGATCGCCGCGGCCAGCGGATCTTCGGCGGTCGGAATCACTCGCGGACGGTACGGCATGGCTCAGCCTCCGATTCTATCGGCGACCCACGTGCCGATCCGGCCGCCGATGGCCGTACCTGCCGGCCCAAAGATGGTCCCGAGCGCACTACCGGCCAGCCCGGCGAGAGTTCCCCACCTGCTCGCCCGCCGCTGACGGGCCATTTCGCGCTCCATCTGCTCGCGGTCCAGGCCGCCGGAGAGCAGGTCCAGGTAGCGGTTCGTCACGCGCTCGCCGTAACCGCCAATCCCCTGGATGTTGGAGAGTGCGAGGTTTGCTGCGCTCATGGCGTTGCGCGCGATCTCGCTCGTGAGCTGTTGGGTCGCGCGGTTCCAGACCTCATCCTCGTCCATCTCGCCGTATCCTCCGCGCAGCCGCCCCGCGCCCACCATGCGCCCGCGCAGCTCGCGGATCGTGTCGCGCACCTGCGGGAGAATCTGGCCCCACGCGCCTTCGGCCGCGGTCGTGACCGCCTGGGTCGGGTCGAACTCGCGCGCCCGGCGGAAATACTCGTCCTCCGCCTCGCGACCGCGGACCTCGGACGCGCTGAGCGCTCTCGTGTACCTGTTCCTCAGCGTTGGCATCTCCGCCTCCTCACTCGGCGTAGAGAATCAGGATGGCGAGCTCGCCGACCTGGTATGCGCCGACCAGGACGCGCTCTCTGCCCGCGTCCAAGAAGGCCGTAACTGCACTCTCCAGGTCCGCCGGGTCAGCCGCCTTGATCACTTTTGCTTCGATGTTGCGCAGCTTGATCGGCCGCGCCATGAACTCCGTGAACTCCGTCGCCACGGCTATTATCCTGCGTTGATCTCGCCCCTCGCCCAGCCAAGCGGCCTCACGTCGACTTCGAGCCCGCCGGCCGCGAGCACGTCACCGTCGTCGAGCGCCTCGAGCTCCACCCGCGCCGTGCACCAGACCCCGCGTAGCGCCTGACGGCTCCAGGGCTGAGCCCGATCGTCAGGCCGGGAGAGGTGCACCTTGAGCGGCACGTCGCGTGGCGCCGGCGGCGCTGCCAGCTCGTGCGTGACGGCGATGTCCTCCAGGGCCACGCCGTCGAGGATGGGCGTGACCGTGAGCCGGCAAGCCATGGAGTGCCGCACGACCAGCCACAGCGGCCCCCAGCTCGCATCCCGTCCGATGCCGACCGCGAGAGGGCGCGGCTGGACTCGGCCGACGATCGGTGCACCGTCGTCGGTCCGGCCGCGACCAGCCGCGAGGATTTCACCACCGGGCACACACCAAAACAGGATCATGAGCCACATCATGAGCCACTCCGGGGTCGGCGGTGCGGCGCAGTGCGAAGCTGCTGTTCGGATAATCGTCCTCGATCTCGGTGTACAGCGACCCGCTCGCGCTCGCCCAGTGGACGGTGTAGACGCACACCCCCTGCGGTATGATCGCCGTAAGCGTCGGCGCGTCCGGTCCGGACCAGCGCGACACGGGCGCGCTTTCGTCGCCCACCTTGCGGCCCTTGCGGCCCAGGAGCAGGTTCGGCGTGCTCACCAGGTCAACTCCGCGTAGGGCGTGTGTTCGCTCCAATCGTCCACGCCGAAGCTCCGCACCCGGTTGCGCAGCCGGACCTCGTGCGTCTCACCCTGCTGCGCGCCCGCGCCCTCGTTCGGGTAGGCGATCGCGGAGTAGTCGGTACGCGCCTGCACGAGCGCCTCGGAGAGCGGATGGCCGAGCGTCCGGTTCGCGGTCCAGACCTCGACCAGCACGTCCTCGACATCGCCGCCGACCGGCACGACCTCGTCGTATTCGACATAGAGCCCCATGCCCTCGTGCTGGAGGAGGAGCACCTGCGGCGGCGGCGGGCCGGCCCACACACGCCACTCCTCACTGGCCGGGCCATCCGCCGCCGCCGTGCGATGCCGCGCGGTGTACGTGTGGAGCTGCTCGCCAGCCGGGTCGACGTGCGCGAGCACCACCTGCCCACTGTGGGGCGGCGTGGCCGTGGCGACGACTTGGCCGCCGTAAATGAGCTCGATCGTCACGTCCTCGTAGTACGGCTCTACTGTGACGAGGATGCGCTCGCTCGAGGCGCTCGTCCGCTCCCACGTCGCGGCCGTGATCGTCGGCGCCGCAAGCCCCGTCACGTACACCAGGAGCGATCCCGCCGGCCAGTCGTCCGGGTTCGACGACTGGTATTCCTCGCGGTAGAGCGTCCCGCGCCGCGCACGGATCTGCAGCCGGTACGTGTCACCCGGCGCGAGGCCCGCGAAAGTATGCTGTTGGCCTGCCTGCGGCTCGACGGGCGCCGATCCCGACAGCGTCCAGCCGGTCCCACCATTCAACCAGAACTCCAGGATCTCGTCGCCGACCATCCCGACGTTGTCCCACGCGATGGTCACGTCGCGGAGCACGCCGGCCGCCACGTCCTCGACGAAGCGCAGGTTGGCCGCGACGCCCGGCTCGTACCCGGGATCCACGTCCACGCCCGGCTGCGAGAGGATCGCGGCCACGGGCGCCCACGGGAGCTCGTCGTAGCGCCAGCGGCCGGTGCGGAGTGAGTAGGCGTAGATCCGCCGGCCGAACACGAAGAGCACCTCGTCCTCTGGCGGATAGAACGTGGCGAAGGCGTGCTCGAGCGCGCCCTCGGCGGCCAGGTCGGCCGGCGCGGGCGCGCGCAGCTCGAGCGGGAGCGCCAGGTCCTCCGACAGCCCGCCGGTCGTGCGGCGCGGCCCGGTACGGCTCCAGAAGTACACCGTCCCGTCGACCTCGACGGCGAGCCGCGACGCGGCGAGGCCGAATTTCGTGTCGGCCGGCCGCGCGCCGAACGTGGAACGGTCTGACCCGAAGTGCTCCCACGTTTGCGCGCTGGTGAAACAGATGAGCGTCCGGCCAGTCGACACGCACCGGATCACGGCCTCACCGCGCTGGCCGATCGGCTCGTAGAACTTCGGATGGAACTGCGTGGGCTCGCCCGGGAGCGACATCCGCACCAGGTCCGGCCGCGCCTCGTCCGCCGTGCCGTATCCCCAGCCTGCGAGGTAGGCGCCGAGGTGTGCCGTCACGCCGCGGAACCGAATCCCGCCCTGGTGAGCCCACTCCGCCTCGAGCGGCTTGAGCGTGCCGGCGATCGGGTCGTAGTAGAAGGTGGGCGCGCGCCGCAAGAAAATCGCCTCGTTATGCGCCATGAACATGAGCCCGGCGACCTCGGCCATGAACACGCGGGGCGGCTCGTCGGCCGACTCGTGCAGGTCGAACCACTTGCCGATATGGAGCGGGTTCATGCCGTCCGACGCCGCCCGGTAGACATGGACCTCGCGCGTGTCTGCGTCGTAGACGACCAGGATCAGCACGTCCTCGGTGCGGAGCTGCTCGCCCGCGACGACGTCGCCCGGGAGCTCAGCGACCTGCACAGAACCGCGGCGAACGTGCGCCCAGCCGTCGACCAGGTGGACGTTGCGGACGTCCTCCTGTGCGGTCCGATCCACGACCATCGGGCCGGTGTAGCGGTCCAGGCCGCCCCCGAACGGGATCGCGATGCGTTGCCGTGCCATCACTCACACTGTTGCCAGCTCGTCGACGGCGCCTCGCCGCACGGTCGGAACCGGAAGTCGAGCCCCGCGCGGTCCACAGAACTGCCGGCGTTCGCAGACGACGTGCACGTCGCCGCTCGCCGAGTCGTAGAGCACGACGATCCCCACGCCCTCCGCGCGCATGGCCTCCACCAGCACGACGTAATCCGCCGTGAGCGGGTCGCCAGCAGCGTCGAGCCAGTGTTCGCAGGTCACGGCGAGTCCGCGCCGCATCTCGGCCTTGCCGGCGCTGACGTAGACGTTGACCAGTTCCTCCATCGAGCCCGGGGGCGCGGCGAAGAGCCCGGTCTCGCGGTCGAGGCCGGCGCCGAAGTGCATCGCGAAACGGGGGAGGTCTGGCATCAGCACCCCCGGGTCCATGCGGTCGCGGGACGGGGCCCGCACGGCACCCAAACGTCGCGCGGAGCCGCAGGGTCGATGGCGTGGTCGTAGATGCGGATGTCGTCGATCCGGCCGCGGAAAGAGCGCCCTCTCAGCGCCGGATTATTGGAGCCCGCAAACCCATGCAGGAAGATGATGTGCTTTCTGCCGGTCGTCCAGGCATAGGTGGTCGTCCAGTCTACTTCCTCGTACGAGGTTCGCGCCGGGTGCTCGGCGCCGTAGAACCCGTCGATGAACAGCCGTGAGCACAGCTTCTTTGGCGGCGCCGGCGCCGTGATCACCAAGGCATGGTGCCAGCCGGTCCCGAGGTCCGCCTGGAGCATCGTGCCGTTATAGATGTAAACGCCAGCATGGCCGTAGCAGACGAAGCCGTTTGTTCCGGCGATGAAGCCGAGGCCGGCATAGACGTTCCTTGTCGATTCGACAGGCCCGCCGTGCTGGGCGAACCAGATCACACGACTGCCGTAGTCGTCCCCATAACCGGTCGGCAGGGCGGTCTCCTCCTCGGCGTAGAACCAGAACTCCACGGAGAAGCCTTTGCCGCCGAAATCGCTCGAAAGCGCATGGATCGCCGGCGGCGTGTCTTCGAACCCCCCACCGGCCCATCCACCGACCCCGTCGTGCAGCACGTTGCGGATGTCGATTGCCGGTGAGGCCAGTTGCAGCGTCCCCGGCAGCCGAACCGCCCGCCCTCCGTCGTACCCCGGCGCCCCGAGCTGCACGAGTGAGGCGTGGTAGCCCGCGCCGTGGCGCTCGTTGCCAGAGGCGTCGTAAGGGATGTCCGTGACCTCCAGTTCGTCGAGGCGGTAGTGCGCCCACGGCCTCACTGCCGGCGTCACGCGCTGGCACGGATCCCAGTCCGTCGCGGGCCGCACGCGGCACAGCTGCCATGTGTCCACCGTCGCGATCGCGAGCGGATCCGACCACTCGCTCCAACCATCCGCGTCCTGATAGCGGACCCGCGCGATGTAGGGCGTGGCGCGCGTAAGGCCGTGGAAGGTGTACGCGAGGAGCTCGGCGCCGCTCACCGCGCCGGAGTCGTGGATCGGCACGGAGAAATCGCCGCCAATGCGGTCCAGTTGCCATTGCGAGGCAAGATGCGGATCGCCGTCCGGATCCACGAACGCGCTGCCGAGCACCTGCACGCTGAACGGGCCGACGACTCCCGCGGTGAGCACCGGCTTCGCGGGCGGAGTCCTGCCGAGCGCGAACTCGTCCCCTCCCCACACCTCACCCGCGAAGGAGGCGACGACGGTGTCGGAGGCGTCGAGGATCTCCAGCAGCGCGGCGGGCAGTGTCGTGCCGGCGAGGTCCAGGGAGGCGGTGCCCCCCACCTCCACCGCGACGAGCGCGCCCACACGGACCTTGTAGCCCGCAGGCAGGCCCGTGACGACGACGGCATTGTCCGCGCAGACGATGAAGTCGTCGTAGTAGTTGTAGTGACCAGGCGTGCCGGAACCTCTGAGTCCCGCGCCCCCGAGCACACCGTTCAGCACGGTGTCATTGGTCTGATTGCGCAGAACGCCGTTCACCCACTGCTTCTGCACACCGTCCCCAACCAGCGTCTTGACGGTCTGCCAGGTCTGCGCCTGAGTGTATCCACGGTATTCCGAGAGGAGCGTATGGTAGGTCGCGTATTCCCGCCGATAGATGCCCACGCCCCCATCGCCGATCCACGAGAGGTATCCCTTCTGGTCGCTGGCGCGCCATTTCGCCAAGATGCCGACGCCGTTGCCGGTGGCGTGCGACTTCCACCGGCGGTCCTGCACGACCATACGGCTCCGGTCGGCCACGGGCGCGCGGGCCTGCCCTTCCAACGTGCCGATGACGAACTTCGCCTTGCCGCCCTCGATGCTGAACTGTCCGCCGCTCTCCGTCGTCCAGCCGTTGCCGAGTGCACCATCCGCACGGTCGAAGCCGTCGCGGAACAGGAGGCCGCACACCACCCGCGTGAGCATCAGAACCGCCCCTCGGCGGGCGCGAAGCCCGCGACGTGCGCGAGGACCGCCTCCGTGCGTGCCGCCTCCTCCGCGTCCAGAAGCGCGATCGCGCCCGCGAGCCGGACCTCATATCCGTCCGGCGTCCACGCCTTCCAGACGCGGGCGACGAGTCCGCGGCTCGGGTCGGCCACGGCGATCGGCCCGAGCGTGTGCGCTTCGCAGCGTTCCCAGTTCATCGGGCGAACCTCGTCTCGAGCGGCGCGTAACCGCGTACGTGCGCGATCCACTCCGCCAGCATCGGCGCCTCTTCCTCGTTGAACACGCCGACGATCGCCGTCCGGACGTCCGGCTCGAGCGAAATCGTCTTTCTCGCATAGTCGCGTGCGAGGTCGACGACGAGCAGCTCGGAGTGGGGATCCGGAATCTCCACCTCGCGGCTGCCGTTCTCGTCCGGCGCCGTCGGCTCGGGAATGTACGGGTACCACACCTTGATCTGCGCCACGCCTGCCAGCTCGTTACCGACACCGACGAGCACGCGATGCCTGAGAAAAGCCCGCGGCGCGAGCCCGTCCGGGTCATCGGCGGTCACGATCGTGACACGCTGGCCGACCTCGTAATCCGACTCCCCGGGGTCGTGGATCTGGACCAGCGTGATCGCCTCCGGCCGCAGGACTGGCGGCTGCATGTCCGCGAAGTCTGCCGCGCCGTCCACGAGCGTGCCGACCGCGCAGACTCCCGCGTACTCGGGATTGGCCCGGGCCGCCATGGCGTAGAGCTGCTGCTGGCGCACCCCAATGCGCCGGTACGCCACGCTGCGGCCCTGGGGCCAGCGGTCGCCGTACTCCATGAGCCGCGCGAGAGCGGCGCGCCGGACCTCCTCGAACGTCATCGGCTCACCTCGGCGTCACGCCTGGCGACGGGAACACCCCGCCGAAGCCGTAGTCGCGGACCTCGGTGATCGACTCGGCCTGGAGGAACGCGAGGTAGCGGGCGTGCGCCTGATCGCGCAGGGCCGTGAATGCGGCGACCTCTGCTTCCCGTTCCCCATCCTTCTGTGCGAGGTAGATCGCCAGGTCCCACTTCAGGAGCGGCACGTGCGCTTCCGGCCACAACGGATCGATGGGGTCATCCACGGTCACCGGCCGGATCGCCCGGCGGCTGCCGAACACGATCAGTTCCCCGGAAACGGGATCCGGCGGCCGGCCGGCCGGATACCAAACCTGGCCCCACGAGTAGACCGCCGGCCGGCCCGGCTCCGTGTCCCGCTGCTCCAACGGGATCTCCACGATTTCCTTCCCGGCCTGGATCGGATCGGATCCGGCGGTCATCATCCCGTCGCCCGCCTCGAGCCGGACAACCATCGTCACGTCTGCCGGCCGGCGCCACCCGCCAACCTCCTGATCGCAGGCGACGGCGAACCGCGCCCCGAAGAACCGGCGGTTCACCCGGGCCCCCTCGTCCACGTAGCCCTCGAGGAGGTCGCCGATCAACGCCACGAGTTCCTCATCGCTGGCAGTCCCGCCACGGACGTTGTGGCGACTGGTCGCGATCGCTGCTTGGATGAGCTCATTGACGGTCGCCATCTCACCACACGTCCTGAATCACGCTCACGACGGCCCGGCGCCGGCCCGTCACCTGGTCCAGATAGCGCTCTTCGGCCTCCGACAGCCGATCCCGCAGTTCAATGAGATCCGGCCGGCGGTCCGGCTCCACTCGCCGGGCCATCACGACGGCGAGTGCAGCCACGCACGGCGCCAGCGCCTGCCCGGGCAGCACGAGTTCGTCCTTTGGGCCTAGCGTATCGGGCCCGCGCGGGAAGAGGTCGATCACGATCCGCGCAACGTCCTGCCAGTCCGCCGGCGTACCGAGCAAGAAGATCCGGTCTGCCCGTCGATAGGCCGCAGGCCCGCCCGGCCGGATGAACCGGTGCGGGTAATCCACGAACATCACCGGCTCCGGCCGGTAATCCGGGGAACGGTAGTAGACGGAGGCCCCGTGCACCTGCAGGCAGTCGTTCAGCGCGATCCCGGCCGCGAAGTCCTCCAGCGGAAGCTGGACCTCCTGCGCGACGTGCACCGCGTCGGGCTTCACGTTGTAGATCCGGCCCAGCAGTTCCTGCTGGTACCGGGCAAGCGCGCGCAGCGCCACGATATCCGGCGTCGACTGCCGGTCGAACGCCGGGTGTTCGTCGCGTGCGACGTTGACGACATCCGCAGCCAGGAGCGCCATCGCAGCCTCAACCCTTGAACTGATTCAGCAAGTGCACCACCTCATCCCGCGGCCCAGCCGCCCGGGTCTCCTCGTGCTCGAGAAGGACCGCGATCGCCTCCGGCCGCGGCGCCCCGCCCCGGAACTCCGCCTCGATCGCGGCGTCGAGCAGCTCGGGCCGCTCCTCGAGGATCTTCCGCATCTCGTGCACGCCGACGAGCTCGTCGCCGTCGAACGGGCCCGGCTCCTTCGCCTGCGGCTCACCTTCCGAGGCCTGCGGCTCCTCCGGCTGCGCCGGCATACGCTCCAAGCCCTCGGACGGGCTCGGCACCTTCAGCTCCCCGAGCCTCTCCTCGCACGCGTTCAGCACACCCTTCCGCGCGCCCTTCGGGTTCGTTTGCTCGAAGGTGTGGACCGCCCGGACCTCCTCCGGCGTCTGCAGCTTCGCAATCCGCAGCTTCGCCCACGCGACGGAGTGGGCGTGCAGGCCTGCGACGAGCTCGGCGAGCACCGGCGAGGCGCCCGCGGCCGTGGGCGCGGAGGCCCCTCGCGTGCGCGCCGGGCCTGGATCCCCCTTACGGCTGCCGTAGACCACGCCGCTCGCGCTCGTGACCTTCTTCCGCTCCTGCTGCCTCTTGTAGGCCTCTGCACTGAGCTTCCGCCTGCCGTAACCCGTGTGTTCGCGCGCCATCCGTCACTCTCCTTCACTCTCCTTTCGGGAACGGTAACCGCTGCCAGAACGACTTCGCCTTCGCAAAGACGAATCGCCACATCGACGGGCCTTCGGCCTCCGCCCAGTCCTCCAAGACCCGACGCCGCCACTTGTTGCCTTCGTCCAGCGAAATCGCAGCCCTGAACTCCGCCTCCGCTTCCTTCTGCCGGACGCGCCAGTTGAAGTCCCGGATTCGGAAATCCTCGACGATCCAGCCGAACGTGACGACGTCGCCGTCGGGCGTCGCTTCGCCCAGCCGGTAGATCTGGATCGGCCGAAAGCCCTGGGCGAAGAACTGCAGCAGCTCGAACTCGCTGCCCATCTCGTGACTCACGCCCTTCATGGGGTCGGGGATGCGCAGCTGGCGATGGAGCCGCTCCTGCGCGGCCGGGTTCGGCCCGCGAATCCCGAGGAGCCAGACGTTATCCTCGAGGTGCACCAGGTCGGCTCGCGGATCGATCTCGCACAGCGCGGCGAGCGTCTCCGGCGGTGCCGTCAGTGTGCCGAGTTGCGTCGTCACGTGTTGTCCCTTCTGTCACGAGTGGGGCCTGGCCCCGCGGTGCAGGGCCAGGCGTTTCGCGGCGCGGCTCATCCGCCGCCGCTGTCGGACCAGTTCTCCAGCCTCCAGCACCGCTGCGGGCTCTTGATCGCGAGCTCCGCGTGCATCGAGCCGTAAGCGTAGAACGCATCCTTGCGGCCGGTGTTGTCCACGACCTGCTTCCAGATCGATCCGGTCGTGTCGTCCCACTCCCACTCGTGGAGTACGAACCGCCGGAACTGATCCCTCTGCAGCCCGAAGACGAGCTTCGAGGGCATCTTCCGCGCGGTGCGCAGCTCGACCGCCCGGGTGCCGCCGAAGAGGATCGTGATCCCCCGACGGCCGCCCGTGTAGGCGCGCGGGTCGTTGATCGCCCGGTCCGACTTCAGATCCTTCCAGATCGTGTTGAAGGCGTCCTCGCTCATGATGATCGTGTCGACCCGGCCACCCCCGCGGAACCGGGCGACCTTGTCGGTCTCGATCAGCACGTCCTCGGTGAGCGGCGCCGAGCCGCCCAGGTCGTTGACGTAAGACCGGAACCAGAGGTGCTCCGTGCGGTCGATCTCCTGGAGCGTCTGGACGATACCGCCGTCGTCGACCATCCCGAGGAGCCCCATCATCTCCTTCCCGACGGAGCTGTCGGCCGCGTCGCCCTCCCACAGGTAGTCGTTGTCGGCAAGCGACGTGGCGAGCTGGTCCAAGACGAGCGCGTCGTTGTCCCAGTCGATGTCGAGCACCGTCATGACGCCGGCCCGAGGGTTGGAGCCGTCGGCGTTCGGCCCGGCGCGGAGATGCATCCCGCGCCGGAACTGCATGAGCGGCTGATCGAGACCTGCGATCCCGAACGTGGAATCGACCTTCAGCTGATCCTTGTTCGGTGTGGCCATGTTGACCCGCGCACGGATCCCGGAGCCGTCGCCGAGCGCCTGACGGTCGAGCTCGTCCGAGAGCGACTCCTTGAAGCGCGGGAACTGCTCCCGCGCCCAATTCACGAACGAGGCCTTGTCGCCCCGGATCTTCTTCAAGACCTCCGCCGTCTCCTCGATCGCGCCCATGATCTTCTTGAGCTTGATCTTGGCGTTCGCGGCCTTGGCGCCGTTCGGCACGGGGATGTAGCCGCCCTCGGCGCGGGCGCCGATGCTCCCCGGGTTCTGGTAGAGTTGCGAAGTCTCGAAGTATCTGCCCTCAGGGCCCCGGATCACCTCGCCATCGGGGAAGAGATCGAGGAGTTCCGTGTCGGTGACCACCTCCGAGATGAGGGTGTCATCGAAGGTGATCTTCATCAGCGCGTCCAGGTCCGCGGTCGTGTCGGTCTGCCCGATCATGATCGGGACACCGAATGCCGCAGCCGGCACGAAGCCGAGCAGCGCGCACAGTAGCACGAACCCGAACGCGAGGAGGTTCCGCTTCATGCGTCCTTCTCCGTGTAGGCCGTTGCCATTCTTGCGCTTCACCGCTTGAGGCCGAGTCGCTTCTCAAGCCAGTTCATGCGCTCCTCGAATGACTGACCCTTCGGCGGCGCGAGACTCGCAGCGGGGGCGCCGGCGCCCGCGGGCGTCGTGACCGCCAACCGCTTGCGTTCCATGCGGCGCTTCAGGTCTTCCCCGGACTGCTTCGCACGCGCGATGAGCTCCGGATCGTCTGCGGGGCGCACGGGCCGCGCATTGGAGGTCGTGTCGCGCGTCGGCTTCCGGGCGGCCTGGTCGTTGACACTCAGGCCGAATGGCTTCAGGGCGCCGAGCTGTTCCAGGAGCTCCGGCACCTGGGCCGGGTCCAGGCGCGTGCCCCGCGGCTGGCTCCTGGCCCACTGGTCCAGCTTGTAGACGGCGAAATCGAAGAACTCGTTCGCCTGATCGTCCGGTATATCATCGGGGACCAGCGCCATGATCTGGTTCGCCATGTCGCGGATGTAGGCCTGGCGCTGGCGCGCGATTGCACTCTCAGACTGCAGCTGCTCCCGGCGGGCGATGCTGCGCTCCCGTGCCTCCGCCGCCACCAGACGGCGCGCCGCAGGGTCGGTTTCCCAGCCAACAACCGTCGTCAGGATGTCCTGGAACTGGTCATCCGAGAGGCGCGCGAGCACGGCCCGGGCGACTTCCGGCAGCAGCTGCGGGGAGATCCGTTCCGTGATGAACTCCGCCGGCCGCTCCCGGATCTCCTGTTCGAGCCAGGCGAGGTCCTGGCGATCGGCCTCGATCTCCATTATCGCTTCTTCGAACTGCCGCCGGCGCATCCCTTCGTTGCGCAGCTGGTTCGCCCGCTCCAGGAACTTCTGCGGGTCGATCCCCTGCGCCTCGAGCTCCTGGCGCAGTTCGGGCGTGACGCGCACCTCGAAGTCCGGATCCGTTTCCTGCCGCCCCGGGAGTCGGATCACCGGAATGGCGTCGCTCGCCTGCGCGGCCGGCTGCTGGTCCGCCTCGCCAGCCGGGCCCGCCTCCTCACGCCCGTCGCCCGCCGGGGCGTCGTCACCCCCGGCCGCCGGCTCCGTCGCCTGATCGGCCTCTGCGGCGGGCTGATCGCCATCCAAGATCGCCTGCAGCTTCCGCTCGAACGGCGGCAGCTGCGGCTGATCCGACGCCGGAACGTCCGCGCTGGCCGTCGCCTGCGTTTCCGCCGGCTGCGCCAGGGCCTCAGTCGTCACCTGCGTCGTTTCGGTCGTCTGGTCCATGTGCTCGCTCCTCACGTGGGGCCGTGCTCGTCACGGCGTCACGGATGCGGCCGGGATCGCTGTCGCGGCCGGCGTTGCCTCAGGCGGCGCCTCGAATCCTTCCGGCGGCGCGGCCTCTGATGCGGCCATGGCTTCGCTTGGCGTAGCGGCCTGCTGACGGGCCGCCCGCGCTTGGGCGGCCAGCGCCTGCGCCTCGTCCATCAGCTGCCGCTCGATCAGCGCTTCCCGAAGCAGGCTCCAGTACAGCGCGCACTGCTCCTGCACGGACCGATCGGCGCGCAAGAACTCCGGCGACTTCAGGAACCGCTCGACCACGTCGATATGCACCCGGAGGTCGTACCACGGGAAAATCGGGATCTCGAGCGCGCTGGCGCCCTGGAGCAGCTTCCCGACGTTCTGCGCGGCCGTCGAACGGTCGACCCCACCCGGACGGACCAGCCTCGACATGTGCGGGAAGCGCGCTTCCTCCAAGAACTTGTTGATCGCCTCCGGCGACGTCGGATCGCCGTAGGCGCCGTCCTTCCACAGCACGTAAGCCCGTTGCTGCCGCTCCGCCCGGGATTCCGGCAGCATCGATTCGATTTCGGGCTTGACGTTGACCTTCCCTTGCTCGAACAGCATCGGGTACACGGTGATCGTCCGATCTATCCCGTCTTCCCCTACGATCGAGATGACCTTCTCTTGGTCGTAGATCAGCGGTAGCCACGCGATCCAGTCTTCGGCCATCCGCCCGAGCTCGATCACCATGCGGCGCATCGTCGCCGCGATGGGCCGATCGGCGTTGAACCGCAGTTCCTTCACGAGCTCGCCGCTGGGATCGCGCGTCGGCGGCGTGCCCTCCGTGCCGCTGATATTCCCGATCTGGTCGACTTCCGTCGCGAGGCGGTCGCTGACCTGGTAGACGTCGCTGCCAATAGCCGGCGGTGCGACGAATTCGACGACGGGTCCCCGCGACCGGCTCCGGTCGGCCAGGATCTCCTCGCCAGGGATGCCCTGGATGTCGCCCGCCTGGATCCCCGCGCTCCGGTCCACGATCCGGAGCGGGTTCGCCATCTTCGCCGCGACGTTGATCGCCTGCGCATGTAAGCGATTTCGCGTGCGGATCGGGCCGTTCAGGAACTCCTGCGGGCTCGTGCCCTGCGGCCGGCCCGGCAGGGTCACCATGTCGAAGCAGCGAATCGGCGATGTGTACCGGAACGGCCGCGGGCGCACGCCGTCCCGGAGCACGACCCCGCCGCCGGTCGTGATCAGCAGGCGCCCGCCTGGGCTGTCCGGCGTGCGCTCCATGCCCGGGAAGCGCGACGGCCGGAACCAGGTCTCGTAGATCGTGACGAACTCCTTGCCCGGCTCCGGCGTGTAGCTGTTCGCGCGGGAATCGGCGGCACCGAACAGCCCGGACCCGTGGAGCAGGCGCCAGAGGATGCCCAGGTTCTCTGCCTCTTCGCCCCGCACGTCGGGTTCGAGCTCCACCCCGAACATCTCATAAGCCTGCATCGGCGTGAGCAGCGCCCGATGCGTGTGCCATGCCTTCTTGTGCCACGGGATGTGCTCACCCCACTCGCCCCGGACCTCGAGGCAGGTCAGCACGTCGACTTCCAGCCCACCCTCGTAAATCACGTGCGGGAAGCCCGTCGGCCGGACGGCGTAGTCGTCGCCGTCCTGGACGAGCGCGGCTCGCGGGCGCCACTCGCCAGCCTCGTCCGGCCCCCACGGCACGTCGTCGACGTAGCGCTCGATCGGCTCGCCCTCGTGCCCGACCAGCTGGAGCACGGCCGGCCCCCGCGCGAGGATCGGATCCCCCTTCATGGGGTCGATGCGCGACTTGAGGTAGGCTCGCCCCGAGGGGATCATCCACGCCGTCAAGCGGTCGAGCACCTCCAGCATCTCGACGTCGTACCAGAGGTGCTTGAAGAGGACGTCGGCCGTCTCGGCGAGGAGCGCGTCGATTCGGTCGGGGCCCGCCTGCCAGGAGAGCACCGGCGGGTTCTCGTTCATCCTGGCGTGCAGCAGGACGAACCAGAGGAAGAGGCGGTTCAGGACGGGGAAGTGGCGCCAGCGCTTTTCGTCGTCAGACAGCGTGGAGGCGATATCAACGAATCGCTGCCGCAGGTCGCTCCAGGCGATCCAGTGCTGGCCGTGGAGCATGCGCAGATTTTCCTCAACCTGCCTGTCCCGCTGGCGCAGCAGTTCGTCTTGGGAGTGCCACAGCGCCTTGTTGAAGGCGCAACGGGCCTCGTCCCATTCGTTCGGCTCGAACGGATGGCGCCGGAGAGGCGGGATTTCACTCGGCCGCGTGAACCGGCGCGGCGTCGTGGCAGCTGATGCCATTCGCGTTGCGGATGGTAGGGTTCGCCATGGCTAACCCACATTCGCAACGACGAATGGTGCATCGCCATCCCCATTTTCGGGGATCGACCGGCGCCCCTCGATCTGGCCCGCCCACCAGGCGTAGAGCTTTGGCCGCGGCCGGAGTGCCTTGCCCGGGATCTTGGCCGCGGCCTTCTCGATGTGCGTCCTGACCGTTTCGCGCGAGATCCCGAGCCGGCGCGCGATCTCCTTATCGGACATCCCGCGCACGACGCACCCGACGATCTCGCGTTCCCGGTCGGTGAACTGCACGTCGCCCATCAGATCGTCACCGCCTGGTCCGAGTAGATCCGGGCCATGATCTGATCGAAGTCCCGGGCGGCGTCCTCTGGATCGTAGCCTTCGCGCACGGCGTCTTCGATGTACCGCTGGCGCGCTGCTGCGATGTCGATCCCCGACTGTACGTCGGCCGGCACCACCCCGCCTTCGTCCGAACGCCGCACGATCGCCCGCTTCGGCCGATCGACCTGGATGACGCCTTCGCGGCGCTGGGCGTCCAGCCGCCGGCCGCGCTCACCCCACCAGAGCCCCAGGCAGAGCGCGGCGAGGACATAGCCGAGGGAGGCGAGGAGCAGCTCCGTGATCACCCTCTCCTCCGCCGGCGTGAGCGCGCGCGTCCAGCCGTCCGCGCAGACGATCGTGTTCGCCCAACCCCGCGCCGGGCCGCCGGTCCGCCGGTCCGCCAGTCGAAGAACGTGGCCGGGTGCGTGCGCACGGTGCGGATCCCGCCGTGGCGGGCGACCAACTCGCGGATGAGTTTCGCCAGCCGAAGACACTCGGCGGTGATCCGGTTGTACCGCTCCGGCTGGTCGCCCTTGGGCGGCCGGTACGTGAACCGGCGCTCGCGTTCGGCGTCGGAGACGTAGCCGCGGGGAGTTGCGCTACTGGTGCTCATGCGTACCGTCCTTGCCGGATCGTGTGCAGAATCCGCCGCCCGTCCAGCGTGCCGAGCGGCACCAGGTTGACACCGCAGAGCGCGAGGTTGACGAGCACGACCTCGCGCCAGCCGACGACGGCGCCGACGGCCGCGAGCACGAGGTTCGCCGCCGGGCCTGCGGCGAGAACCAGGAGCGACCGCCGGCGCCCGAGGCGCACCGCCGAGAACGGCAGCGGCCGGCCCCAGCCGATCGGCGGCAGGCCGAACGCCGCCAGCGCGATCGGCAGCAGGATCGAGCCGAACGGGTGCAGGTGCGCGAGCGGGTCCGGCCAGTGGCGACCGAGGAGCCGCGGAAGCCTGTCGCCCAGCGCGACGGCCGTCAGGCCATGCGCCCACTCGTGCACGAGCAGCGAGCCGATGGCAATCAGGGTCAGCGTCACGGCGCGACGGCCCCGTTCGACCGGGCGGCCTCGAGCTGGCGCGCCTCTTCATCGAGATCGGCAGCGCGGCGCTCGGCGAGGACGGCCATGCGCGCATCGAGCTGCTCCCACGGTGAGAGCAGGCGCTGGTGCTGGCGGGTCAGGCGCCACCACATCCGCCGGATCATCCCGCGGACTCCCCGATGCGGCTGCACCCACGTCTCGTGGTACCAGCGCAGCAGCCCCCACACCTCGCTACGGCGTGCGACCTCTCCGGCGCGGGGCGCGGTGTACCAGTCGCCGACCCTGAGCGGCTGGCGCTGCCGGCCGCGCTGCTGCTTCGCCAACACGTTCCTCGGTCCCTTCATCAGTCGACCGTCTCCATGATCGAGGGATCAATCGCCGGCCGTCTGGCCGGCATCTCGCGTACCCGCCGGTTTTCGCGGGCCTCGTGCTGCAAGACACTCGGGTCCCACGCGCTCTTCGGCCCCTCGTCCTTGACAAACGGGCGCCGGTCGCGGACCCAGTTCCAGTGCACTGCGGCATCCGCCTTGTCGGGGCTCCTGCCGCGGAGTCGTTTCCGGATCTCTTCCTTCGCTTCGATCACGATCTTGCCGTTCCTGACCTCCCAGCGCGGGGTCAGCAGGTCGCGGCGCAGCTCGGGATCGTCCGGCAGCGCGATACGGCCGTGCTGGAGATCCATCCGCATCTGCCACCACATCTGCGCCCGCAGGTTCAGGAAAACCTCCTCCTGCCGCACGCCCTTGCCCGCCTCGCGCAGTAAGTCCTCGTCGATCGTCGGCACAGCCGCGGAACCGGCGTTCAGCGCCCGGACGTACTTCCCGAGCTCCTTCAGCTTGTTCACGGTCGACGAGCCGACCCCGCCGCTGTCGACGCCCACGTGCCGCGGCTCGATCCCCTCGAGCGCCATCTCGAGCGCCACGCGCACCCCGAGCTTCGAGGCGTCGGGGCAGGGGAAGGCCTCGACTTCCAGGAGGCACGCGCCGATGCCCCGGGCAATCGCGGCGCGGTCGCCGTTTTCGGAGTTCGCGACGTCGACGCCCCGCGCAGGCTTTCCCCGGCGCAGTTCGGGGTCGTTGTAGCGGGCGACCGCGGCATCAATCCACTCGGCGCGGATGAGGGCGTCTTCGGCCTGCTCCGGAGAAATCCCCCGCACCCTCGACTCGTAGAGGCGCGATCCCTCGCCGTGCCGCTTCCGGCGGCGTTCGACCGACTCGCGCGAGACGGCGCCCGGGACGATGTCCGGGTCGTCACACACGACGTTGGGGTGATCGAGCGCGGAGATCCGCACGGCGACGACGTCCGGCCGCTCGCAGAACAGGTGCAGGGCGTCCTGCTGGTTGTCCGGGTTGCCGACGGCGAGCTGCAAGTTGTGCGGCCCCGTGCACGTCTGCTCCCCGGCGTCCAGCACCGCGGGTTCGATCCCCTGCGTTTCTTCGTAGATGAGCAGCATGTGTTCGGCGTGCATTCCGGCTGCGCGGCTGGCCACGTCTTCCCCCGATCGGACCTGCACCGGCCAGCCCCACGCGCCCCATTCGTCCGACCCGGGAATCATCCGGATCCGGAGATCGGTCAGTTCGGCCTGCGGGAACCTCGCCTTGAACCGGGGCCACATCTTCCGGATCTCCGCCCAGGAGTACAGCCGCAGCTGATCCTCCTTCGGCGCGAAGGTGAAGACCCGAGCCCCGTCCCAGCACGCCACGAACCAGAGGATGATGCACGCCAGTTCGAACGACTTCCCCGTGCCCGTGCCGCTTTCCACCCCGACGGTCTTCCAGTCGGACAGCGATTCCGCGATCACCACCAGCGGATCGGGCGTCCCGTCCCAGCGATGTCGGTCGTAGCCCGGATTTAGTGACCACCGGATCGTGTGTTCCGCGACGTCGAGCACGTCCCGGAAGAATCCCACCGGGTCGCGCTGGTACTGCACGAGCGGCCGCGGGCGCCCCGCAGACGTGAAGCGGGTCGCCACACGCTCGATCGCGGCGACGAACGGGTCGTCGTCACTCGGCAGCACCCGTGCGGCGAGCACGCAGGATCTCCTTCCAGTCCTCGAAGAGCTGCGCGATCACCTCGTCAGCCTGCGCCGGCGGAAGCGCGCCCACGAGCCGCCGCTGCACCGCGCCGGCGAGCTCGAGGACCACCGCCTCAAACTCCTCTTCATCGAGCCCCCGGGCCTGGCCTAGCCCGTATTTCCCCAGCACGTCGATCGCGCGAATCCGGTCGCGCGTCCGCTCCGTCTTGGAGTCGGCGAGCTCGGCGAGCGTGGGGATGCGCTTCTCGAACTCGAGGCGCGCGAGCCTGCGCACCGCAGAGGGCGGCCGGCCACCGCCGCGATTCCCGGGCATGCCCCCGGGGCGGAGATAGCCGCCGTGCGGCTGCGGGATGAGCTCGACGCCGTCGGCGCCGCGAGGCACGCCGTCGGCGCCGCCGTGCTCAGTACGGCTTGGGCCGCGGCCGGGGCCGCGGGCGTCCCTGCGGTCCATGCATCGTCGAGTCTCGTCCTGGCCGCGCCGATCGGTGACCGCACGGGCGATGGCGTGGCCGCATCCGCCCGGGCGCTAAGGTGAACCGTGGCATACGGAAAACCGAATGTCAAGGCCAGGCGACAGCGTCGAGCGCCGCGCGGTGCGCGCTCGGGACGCGGCTGACGCCGAGATACCGGTCCTGGGCCATCGCGTAGAGCCACATCGCATCGCTTTCGTTGTGATCGTGTCCTGCGTACCCCAAACGCCGGATCGCCGCCGCGAGCACCTCCTCCTTCGAGGCGTTGCCCTTCCCGGTCGCGTAGCGCTTGAGTGTGGCCGGCGGCACGTCCACGAAGCGGATGCCACGCCGATACAAGGCGAGCCGAATCACGCCCCCGAGCTCGCCGATGTCGACCACCGCCCGGCCCCGCGACCCGAACGAGTAGCCCTCCAGGACGACGAGCTGGGCATTAGCGGCCCGCTTCAGGATCGCCTCCTCGAGGTAGAGCAGCCGCTCCATGCCCCGGAGATCCTTGGGCGGCACCAGCACCCGCACGCCGTCACACCGGGCCACGCCCGTCCGGGTGAGTGAGAGGTCAAGCGCCAGGATCTTCAATCGACCTTCCTCCTTCCATCCCGATCAGCGCTTGGTTGGCCGCCGGTGTCCGTGGCGGCGAGGACGCGGCGGGCACGCTCGATCGGGCAGTCACGATCGTGCTCGACATCGTACCGGTCGGTAGCCGAGCAATACGCACAGACCACGCGCGTGCCGGTCCAGACGATACCCGCGTCCTCGTCGTCGACCAGCTCACGGATCAGTTTCCTCGCCTCCTCCAGCTCGCGGGAGAGGCGGGCGATCTGCCTGATGATCTCCTCCAGCGGCTCTCCGGCCAGACAGTCGGCGCAGAGACCCAGGGCGACCGGCCGGCCCTCGACGCACTCCATGCAGTACAGGCTCTCACTCGCCATCGCTCACCTCCTCGAACAAGCCCACCTGCGGCCTCTCCCGCCTGTATGCCCACCGCCGGCGATTGTGGGGCCGACGCTCCGCCCGCTCCCACGTGATCTCGTGGCACGGCTCGCCGGCAGACGCGCGGCAGAGCGGGCAGGGGACGGCGAGGCAGGGGTCAGGCATCGCTCTCGCTCCTGTCGGGGTGGGATACTCAAGCCGTTGCCATCGTCCTCTTCCGCCGCATCGGAACTCGCACTTCATCGCGCGCAATCATCTCCGGAACATTCGCCCGCACGAGTGCAGCCGCGACCTGCGGGCAAACCGAGTTGCCCACCATGCGCACCTGCTCGGTCTTGGTCAGCCGCCGACCATCCGCGCCCCGGTCAATGATGTACGAGTCCGGGAATCCCTGAGCGCGGTAGAGCTCGCGCGGGGTCAGCATGCGCATCGCAATGTCCGTGATGACGTAGGGCTGGCCCGCGATCGTGACTGTAACCAGCCCGAACCGGTCGCGAGTCGGGATCGTGCGGAGCGGTTCGCGTAGGTCCTGGCGGTTCTCGGCGCCGTAGTAGGACTGGATGAACGACGCCACGAGCTGGCCGCCGTTGCCGGCGACGCCGACGATGAACGGTTCGGGGTTCTCCAGCACGAACCGCACAACACCGCGGGCGATCCGGCACAGCGTCGCCTCCGCGAGCGGCCGGACCGGCACGCCGACGCCATGCACCCGCGCCCACTCCCGCGCCTCCTCGGGGGACGCGAAGATCGAGAGCATCGGGAGCGACCAGTCGATGCACTCCGCCGCGGTCCGGTAGGGGAAGCGGCGTCCCGGCCCGTGCGTCGGCTCAGGCCAAATGATCGGGCGACCGTCGCAGCGCGCGATGACGAACAGCCGCTTGCGGATCGTCGGGGCGCCGTAGTCGCACGCCCGGAGCTCCCGCCATTGGACCTCATACCCATGCCGCTCGAGCGAGCGGACCCACTGCCGGAACGTCCGACCCTTCCGGCGGGGGCAGGGGCGCAGCCGATCCGGCGGACCAACGAGCGGTCCCCAATCGGCGAATTCCTCGACGTTCTCGAGGATAATGACCCGTGGGCGCACGGTCCCTGCCCACCGCGTCACGACCCACGCAAGCACTCGGGTGCGCCGCGCTCTATCGCGCAGCGGCTTGCCACCCCGGGCCTTGCTGTGATGCGTGCAATCTGGAGATGCCCAGAGCAGCCCAACCGGCCGGCCCTGGGTGACCTCGCGGGGGTCCGCCTCGAAGACGTCCGACAGAAGGTGCCGGGTCTGCGGATGGTTCGCCTTGTGCATGGCGACCGCGGCCGGGTCGTGATTGATCGCGATGTCGACCATCCGCCCGGTCGCCATCTCAATCCCCAGCGACGCGCCACCGCCGCCAGCGAACAGATCCACGATCAGCTCGCAGTGCAGATCCAAGAGCATCTGCGGGAAAATCACTCCCCACCTCCTTCGCCCAGGCGGGCGGCGGCGATTGCGTCCTGCGCGACGGCGCGCGACTCCGGCGTCTCGCGGCGCACAAGCTCACGGGCGGGCTCGGCGATCCGCCAGCCATCCCCCTGCGCCTCGGAGCGGAGGACGGCGGCCGCGTCGTGGTCGCTCGGCTTCGGGCACTTCTGCCACCGCGCGAGCATGTCGAGGAAGCGGGCCAGTTCCTCGTCGCTAGCCTTCCGCAGCGCCGCGATCGCTAGATCCTCCTGGCCCTCGATCCAGTGGTACCAGATCTCGTCTGCGTCGGCCGCCACCCGCTCCCGCACGATGGTCGACCCGCTGATTCCACCGCTGTTTCGGCCCGGGTCATGCCGCCTCGTGCTCCTGATGTTGCCTGGCTTTCCGCCCGCTCGGGCCGGCGATCACGATCTCGGTGAACCGGTCCGCGGCCGCCGCGCCGATGATGTCCCGAAGTGGGTTCCAGTTGGTCGTGATCATCACGGCGAGCTCGTTGTCGTACGCGTGGCAGGCGAACTTCTTGAGCTCGCGGTAGTCGAGATCGGTGCCGGCCGTCCACTCGACCTCGTCGATCAGCACGATGCGGTGACGCCAGAGCTCCGCGCGGACCTGCCACGGCTCGAGGTGCACGGCGTCGCTCTCCCCGTCCGCCCCGTACGGCTCGACGTGCCGGCCGTAGCGAAGCTCGTCTGCGAGCAGGTACCACGGCCGGGCGTAGACCCGGAGGCCTCGCCGGTAGAGCTCGTGGGCGGCGCCGTAGAGGAGGTGGCTCTTGCCCGTGCCCTCGGGACCGATGAGCGCGAGCATGACGCCCTGGCCCTTCGCCGCGAGGTCGCAGAACCGCCGGACGGCCTCGAGCGCGACTTTCTGGCTCGGCGTCCTCGGCACGTAGTCCGTGAGCCGCCGGCCCGTGAACTTCCTCGGGATCCGCGGCGCCGGGACCGTCGGCCGGGGCTGGCTCTCCCGGAGCTCCCGGGCAAGCCGTTCCCGCTCGGCGAGTATCTCCTCGTGCGACATGCGCTGGGCCCGCTCCATGATCTCGCGGAGCGTCCCATGCTCGATCTTCACCTGCTCCATACGATCTCCTCTGGAGTCTCGGTCGGGTTCAAGTACTCGTGCTCCGGAGGCCTCGGCGTAGCCCGCCCCTGTCGACCACGGCCGGTCGCAGAGGCAGTGCGGCCGGCCTTCGGTGCGGGTTCCTGCGCGGCAAGGCGGCGCGCATGCTCCTCCCGGACCGGCCCGTCGAAGTAGCGCATCGTCGTGATCTGCCTGCGGTGCTCCTGGGGGCGGTAGGTCCGGGCCGTCTCGTAGACCGCGACCTCGATGGCCTCCCAACTGATGCCCTCGGCGATCCAGTCGAGCACGACCTGCCTGCTCGAGTGCCCCGGCGGAATCGGGGTGTAGGCCTCGCCGATCGCCGGGTTCTCGCGCATGCCCCTGTTGGCGAGCATGATGGCGCGGCTCGCCTGCTCCTCGGGGGATGGCAGCCCCTCGGAGGCGCCGGGGAAGGGGATCACCACCGGCGCGGTCGGGTCGGCGTCCGGGATGGCAGCCGGATCGGACCCGGGCTCTTCGCGCGCGTGCGCGCGCGTAGTAGTTAGCTCGCTCGTATATATCCCTCTTCCCTCATCCCTCATCCCTGCTTCGGTAGGGGGTTCGGAGGGGGTACCGGACCCCCTTCGAAGGGGGTCGGGGAGGGGGTCCGGAGGGGATTCGAGTTCGGGGAAGGGGATCGGCAAATCGTAGTATTCGGCGCACCGGTTGACCAGCCGGACCCGTGGCAGGGCCTCGAGATGCGCGCTGATCCCTTTTCGCCCATTTTCGCTGGATAGCGGCTTCGAGGGCTCGTAGCGCAGTCCGTTCCGAAGCCAGACCACGCTGCTCTCCACGGCGATCCAATCGCCGGAGATCAGCTCCTCAATCGCGCCCCGGACATCCGCGGCCGAATGGCCCGTGAGCGCCACCAGCTCGGCCTCGAGCGCCCGCACGACGCCGATGCCGGACGGCCCCAGAATCAGCTTGAGCGACAGCAGGCTCAGGCGCGCCTGGGGCGAGAGCGCCCGGTAGTCGGGGTCGTCGACCAGCGCGACGTAGATCGATCGGTACTCTCCGCGGTCGGCCATCGTCAGTCACCGCCGGCAGTGAGTTGCAGGAGCCCGGTCCCCAACAGCCGATCGGCCCCCTCCCGGAACCGCTCGCCCACGGTCGACCCGTCCCGGAGCATCAGCCCATGCAGGAACACGTCGGTCAGTTCGTACTGGCCGATCCGCACGGCGAGAAGCTGCTGCTCGATCAGGTCCTTCAGGTGCCGCCACACGATCCGATGGGCCTGTGCCCGGATCTCGCGCTCGTACTCGGCGCGGCTGGCAGCGCGCCGGCGACTGTTCCACGGCCGGACCTCGAGGAGCCGGCGCGCGACGGCATCCGTGCGGGCGCGCAGGTGCACCGGCACGAGCTGGCCAAGGTTCGGGTCATGGATCGCGAAGCTCACGGCTGCCGGCTCTCCTGCGGCGTCGTACTCGAGCGAGACGTGCCGTGCGCCGTACTCGGCCAGTAGCTCCATGATCTCTCCGGCCGTCCGGCGGGCGGAGATCGTCGTGGTCTCGTACTTGATCGCTTCTGGCATCAGCCCTCCTCGAGACAGCAAGTGCCAGATCCACCAGACGTTGGTGTGGTGGCGGGATGCAATAGCGCCCCCGCCTGTGCTATGGCATCTGCTATGGCATCGGGGCGAAAAACCCCGACGCCACGGGTTGCCCAATCAGGCGAAGGGCGCTTGTTTTCGCGGTATTGCCGGACTAGGTTCGGAGTCGTCCGAGCCCGCCCCCGTAATGGGGTTCAGGGGGTCGCCGGTTCAAATCCGGCCGTCCCGACTCGCTCCCAACTTCAAGCCCCTGCGGCGGTTCCCGCCGTGGGGGCTTCGTCCGTCTGCCCTCCGCCTGCTATGGCATTTGTAATGGCAGACCGCAGTTTCCGGGGCTCCAACACCACCGCTAGCAGCGTCTCCTCATCGACCTGCTGGTAGGTGTTCTGGAGGCTCCGGAGGTCTCGCCAGCCGCCCGCGGCCGCCACGTCCTGCGCGGGCAGGTGCTTCCTCTCGGTCGCCCACTTCCGCCGATACGGGTGGAAATGGCCGCCGTCGATCGGCGGGACTCCCGCGGCCCGCTCGGCGCGCTCGAGCAGGTCCCGTGCGTGCCACCGGCTCCATGGCCGTCCCTTTCGCCGCGGTGACGGGAACAGGTAGGCGTTCCCGACCACCGGGTTCAGCTCGAGGATCCGGTCGATCGCCGCGCGCGCGGTCTCGGAGAGCGGCACCCACATCTCGACGCCCTCCTTGTCGACCTCCCCGCGCTTCTTGATCCGGCCGTAGGGCGCCTTCGGCTGGCTCGCGCGGTCGACGTCACTCGCCCAGATCTGGCAGATCGCGCTCACTCGCCAGCCGAGAGACTCGACCAGGTCCATGAAGGAACCGAAGAGCCCTTGTGGATCGACCTCGTCGGCTTTCTCTCGGACGGCCAGGAAGCGATCGTAGGTCGCGACTGGCCGTTTCGGATTCTTCGCCTTCGGCCGCTCGAAACCGTGCACCGGGTTCGATTCGAGCAGCCGTGCCCGCACCGCCCAATTGAGCACGGCCTGGAGGAACACGATGTCAGCCCCGACCGTGCCGTCCGAGGGGTTCTCCGATAGCCTGCGGAGCCGTTCCCTTCCCTGCTCGATCGTGGGCGGCAGGCTGATTCGGCCCGCCTTCCTGAGCCGGACGAAACGCCGGAGGTCCTCGTGCGTGAGCGATCCGGCATCCCGCTCACCCCCGAGGAAATGCCGCCAGAGCTCCATTCGGCGGCGATCCTCGCGAACCTGCGCCCCCTTCTTGTAGACGGACACCTCCTGCTCGTAGCGCGCGAACAGCTCGGAGAGAGTGATCCGGCCGGTGCGCGCAGCCGTTCCCGCGGCCAGGAGTTCGGCGGCGAGTTTCTCCGCCTCCTTTTCCCCGCGCTCGCGGTCCCGGTGTCCGAGGCTCCGGAGGCGGTAGTTGCCGAGGCCGCCCGTTGCCCGGCTCCCCGGCGCAGTCGGATCCCACCACCTGAGGTAGAGCGGTCCGCCCGGGACGCGCTCGAGGACGGTGACCTTGTAGCCCCGTCTCCCAACCGTTCGCGACCATGGCTTTCTGCGTCTCGGCATGGCTACCTCCTGTTACGGGTCTTCGACAGGATCGCCTCGCTGACGATCCGGTCGAAGGATGAGGAGCCAATGCCGCCATCTGCAACAACTTCGAGTGTCCGGCCCCTCTTCCGCGCGGCCTTCCGGGGCAGATCTGCGCGCCGGATCTTCGGCGCGTAGGGACGACCCGCATTGGGGATCTTGCCCTCCCGGACCAGCCGGCCGAGGTAATCGGCCGTGTAACCCGATTCCGCCGCCGCCTGCTCGAGGTTGAGCACCTCGTTCGCGGCCTCCTGGAGCGCCCGTTCGAGCTCCTTCGCGGCCGCTTCCCATAGCTGGGCGGCCCGGTCATCGACGGCGAAGCGCCGGACCTGCTCGGCTCGCTCTCGCCACGTGCGGGGGAGTTCCGATACGGTCATTGTCCGTTCGCGCGATTCAAGGTCAGCGCCTTCCTCCGGCGGTACGCCCGCCTCGCGCCCTCGGGCACCGGATCGGGCCTGCGCGGCTCTGTACCCGCCGGTGTTGCGGGCACATCGCCCCACGGCTCCCGCAGGTCGTCGTCGGGCTCGAGCGGCGCAACGGCCCGCGCCTCGTCCTGTGCGCCGCGACCGAACCTGATCATCGCGAGCATGGCACCTCCGTCATGCCCGGCCAGTGGACTTCCGGGATCGGCTCTCGCCCCTGCTGGGCCCGGTAGCGGTTGAACTCCCGTAACCAGGCCGCGTGCATGTCGGCCTGGAGGTCATGGAGCGCGCGGAAGTCCATCTGCTGTAGCTCGGGGTAGCGGCTCACGATCGCCCGGCAGAGCTCCGCCGTGGCGAGCGCGTCGGAGAGCGCGTCGTGCGCGTCGACGAGCTCGACGCCGTAGTGCCAGCACACGTCCCCCAGCTTCCGCCCGCCAGGCCGGAAGCGGTCGTAGCCTCGATCGAGCACGAGCGGGTCGATGATCGGCACCTCAGGGACCGCCGGCCCGCCGTGCCGGGCCGCTTCTGCGTTCAGCAGCGGCCAGTCGTAGGTCGCGTTGTAGATCACGAGCGGCCAGCCGAGCGCCTGGATCCCCATCAGGCATCGGAGCAGCTCGGGCAGGACCTCCGCAGTCGTCGGCTTGTCCTGCACCATGTCGTCCGTGATCCCGTGGACCGCCGAGGCCTCCTGCGGGATCGGTACGCCCGGATTCACGAGCGTCACGACCCCGCCCGGCAGCGTGCGTCCCCGCGGCGTGCAGAGCACGAGAGCCACGGAGACGATGCGGTCTTCCTGCGGGTCCGTGCCGGTCGCCTCGAAGTCCAGGACCGGCAGCACGCCGTCCCACCAGTTCAAGCACGTCATCGGACCAACTCCAGGTGGCGTTGCGGGGACCCGCGCCGTGCCCGCACGCAGTCGGGGCACCGCATCGGGGAGAGGATCGGCGTCGACGTCGTCTCGCGGCCGCAGTCGGCGCATCGCGAGAGGCCGACCGCGTGCTCGTTGGACCATAGTTCGACGAACCGGACGGCCACACCGCGGCTCGCCTGCTCGTCAATGCGCTGCCAACGCTCGCAGCCGAAGTGCTTGAGGAACGTCTCGATTTCCCGTTCCCAGCGCAGCTTCGCATCGGCCGTGTCCGGCCGCTCGCCCCGCGCGATCCGGAGCTCCTTCCGGAAGTCGGGCCGGATCCGGAGCGCGACGAGCGCGCCCCTCGGCAGGACGAACCAGGCCCACCGCTCCTGACCCGGCGGCGTGGCCGCGGCGATCTCGTACGCCTGCTTCCGCAGCACCGGCCACAGCTCGTCCAGCGTGCCGGACCACCGGTGTTCCTCGGGAGCCCGCTCAAACGCCGGGTGCGTCGTGCTCATACGGCCTCGCCTACATCGACCGCGGGCCTGGTGACCGCGGGGTCGAGGTCTACGCCCACCGTCGCAAGCGGCTTATCGCGGGCGGCGATCTCTTCAGCGACGAGGTCCGCTGCCGCGCGGTAGTCCGGTCGCAGCCAGCTCGACCCGGTCTCGGCGGCAGACTCCAGACGCCAGCGGACGCGGTCGGCGTCCGGGATGCGGGCGATCTCGGCCGCGAGGGAGATCGCGACGTTCCGCCAGTCGACCACGCACTCCGTCACGGTATCCTCCTGCCGGGCACCCCCTGCCGGTCCTGCCGCGAGCGCGCCTCGCGGCGCTGGCGATACGCCTCGAGACAGATCACGCCGTCGCGTATTGCGTCCTCCACCCGTTGTCCCGGCCGCGCGAGCAGCGTGGAGATCCGCCGCCTGAGAGGCCGGATCGGCTTCCGAGTAGGACCAGGGTCGTCACAGACCGTGATCAACACGTCGCCCTCCTAGAACGGCATGGAGTCTTCCGCGTCGAACAGGCTCGCGACCGGCGCCGGGGCCGGCTCTGGCTCCGGCGCCGGTGTCGACTCCGGGTCGGGCTCCGGCTCCGGCTCAGGCCCGGCGTCCCGGCCCGTCGTCTGGGGCGTCACGTCGCGCCCGGTCGCGCCGATCCGCTCCCGGAGCGTGGCGATCCGGTCGCGGGTCCGGTCGCGCACGGCGGCGTTGATCGACTCCTCGCTGTCCAGCTCGGGCAGCACCCCGCTCATCTCCCCGCTCTCGAACCGGTTGTCGAGCTCGAGCGCCATCGCGAGCTTCCGCCCCTCCTCGGGGTTCGAGATCGGGAGGTACTTGAGCCCGCGGCGGGTCGGCGTCTTTCGGGCCATCTCGCCGAAGTCGCTCTTCCACGGGCCCTCATCCTTCGCCCGGCTGCGCTGCCGAATCCGCTCGATCTCCGCGCGGCTCATCACCTCGAATTGCCGCGTGCCGTCCGGCAGCCGCGCGACGAAGTAGGCCGCGACGATCGCGTCGTCGATCCGCTCGATGTCCCAGCGCGGCCGGTGGACGATCTTCGGGTCGGTGCCGTACTCGACATCGAAGGTCTCTCCCTCATAGACCAGCCTCGCCTCGCCCGCGGCGATCGCCCCGCTCCTCTTCGCGAGGTAGATGAGGCCGCGATAGCCGGGGATCAGCTGGCAGATGTTGCCGTACGGCACGAGGTAGGCGTGCCCGAGCGGGCCGTTGACCTCGAGCCCGAGCTGCGCCGCCTGCATGATCGACTGGAGCACGGATTGCGGCCGGCACTCGAGGAGTTTCGGCTGCTGCGTGACGGCCAGCATCGCGAGCCCGATCATGCGGTCGACGGTCAGGTACTTCGGCAGCACGCGCTCCATCGCCGCCCGGGTTTCCGGCGCCTCGAGGAGCGAGCGCAGCGTGGCCTTGTTGCTCTGGACGAGCGACTTCCCGTTGCCGTTACTCATTCACCACCTCCAGGAACTCCTCGAGGACCCGGTCGTCCCCGATCGTGAGCACGGTGGCCGCCGGCGCCTCGGGCCGCCGGACCGGCCGGATCCCGAGCACGTCGAGCGCGAGGCTCGCCAGCTCGTAGCGGTCGGCCCGGCCGGCGAAGGCGAGCGCCAGGCGGTCGTAGGTCTGGTTGACGGCCTCCTCGGTGAGGGACACCACGAGCACTGGCGTCTCGCTCGGGGTGCCCTCCCGCCCGGTGAAGAGGTGGCCGAGGTATTCGCCACCGACGAGGCTCCGGCGGAGCCAGGCGCGCACGGGGTTACGCATGGGCGGCCTCCTCGTGATCGATGATGGCGGCTTTCACGCGGTCTACCTGTCGGTACTCCCAATCACCGCTGTTGCCACGCGCTCGCTCCGCCGCCAGATCCAGCACGGCGCGCTCGAACGTGTCGATGAGAACCATCAGCGTGTCCATCGAATCACTCCTCCCCCGCGCCGGTGAGGAAGTAGGCCCGGAACTCCGCGTAGGGGCTCCCGGCCTTCTCGAAGAGCTCGAGGTCGAGCTCGCACCCGTCGAGAATGAGGTCGGCCTCGGTCGCCGAGATGCCCCGGTCGAAGAGCGCCTGGCGGACGAGAACGCGGTTGAGCGGCCGGGCCGCGGCGAGCGCTCGCTTGTCGAACGACTTCCGGCCGGGCATCATGCGCCAGTAGACCCGAGCGCCGGCGCCTTCGAAGACGCCGTAGCCGCCGGCGAGCGCCTGGATCCGCTCCTTCGCCGCGGCCTCGATCTCCTCCGCGCTCGCCTTGAACTCCTTCGCCTCGGCGAGCATGGCGATCGCGTCCGCCCACTCGGGGTCGTCGCGCGTCACGACCTGGCCCGACACCTCGGGCAGCTTGGGGAGCTCCACCGGCGCAGGCTCCGGCCGCACGCCGGCGAGGACGTGGTTGTGCCAGAAGTCGTGCTCGATCTCGATGAGCCGCTCGATCAGGGCGGCGTCCGCCTCGATGTCGAAGTGGATCAGCTCCCAGGCCTCCGCGTTGAAGACCGCGAAAGAGCCCCAGGAGTAGCCGTAGACGGCGAGATAGTGCTGGATCTGGAGGATCCACGCCTCGGGGAGACCATTCGCCTTCACCTTTGCGAATTGGCGGATCCCCGGGCATTTCACCTCGAGGACGCCGGTGCTCGTCACGCCGCCGTGCCCCGCCAGGATCTGCCGGTCGACGTTGCCGATCATCCACTCATGCTCGGGGTGGCGCCGGAGCGGCTGGCGCCGGAGGGTCCGGCCGGTCCGCTCGGCGTAAATCGCCGCCGCGACGGGCTCCAGGAGAGCGCCCCGCTGCATCGCGGGCGTCGGCTGCCGGTCCGCCACGGCCCCGACCTTCTCGTCGTAGACGTCCGCGGCCGTGCGACCGTAGGGGTCGAGCCCGCAGATGGCCGCGACATCGCTCCCCCCGATCCCCTGGCGGCGGAGCGCAAGCCAACCCTCCCGGTCCTCCGGACCGAGCCTGCCCGCAGCGAACAGCTCCTTCACTTGTGTGGCCATGGGAGACTTCCTAGATTGAGATCAGTTCCCGGGTTCGCCCGGGTCCGGTGCCCTCGATCCGCGGTCCTGGCAGACGCGAGCGGATCGAGGGCGTTGTGCTTCCCACCCTCAGCGCAGTGCGCGCAGGGCGCGCTGGCGCTCCACGTACTCCCGCTCGAACTGCTTCCGCTGCCGGTAGTGCACGATCTGCGGCCACGCGATCGCGCAGCCGATCGCGAGGACCGCCACCGCGACCGCGCCTCCGACCACGGAGAGCACCACGTTGGCGGCGTTCATTGCCTCGCCTCCCCGGCGGCGGCGAGGGCCGCGAGCCGCTCGCGTGAACCGACGTGGCCGCTGTCCCCGTGCGTCGTGGTGTACGCCTGTGTGTGACTCCAGCCTTGGCCGCCGAGCGGCCCCACCAGCACGCGCCGCCAGTCCATGAGCCTGCCGGGGTTCTTCATGCCGCCCTCCCGTGCTCACGGCCGGATCGGCCAGGGATGATCGTGACCTCGCCGCCGGCGGCTTCGATGTCGGCGAGGATCGACCGTAGGCGCACATCCTCCAGCACCAGGTGGAGGACCCGGTCGTCGTGCTCGTAGGAGAGGCGCGCGCCGCAGCCGTCGCACCACGCGACCAGGCTTCCCGTGTCGATCTGCCAGTGCCCGGGGCAGTTGGCGCGCTGGTGGGGCAGCTCCGAGGCATCGGGGCCGAGGTGACCGATCGCAGATGGCAGCGGCGGCGTGGGGGCGGGAGCGCGGCGTGAGCGCGTGAGCCGCTCGAGGCCGAGCGGCAGCCCAAACACACACGCCGCGTAGGCGACGATGAACACGAGATCGGCGCTCATGACGCGAGCCCCGGACGAAAGATTCTGCGCCGCACGACTGCCCTTGCCACCCGCGCACGTGCCGCGTGCTCCTCCGATTCCTCGACCCACGCCATGAGCGCCGCCTCATCGGCCGCGGCGCGCAGCTGCACTACGTCCTCCGCGCCGTCCGCGAGTTGCTCCGCGCGGAAGGCATCATCGAGCGAGAGGTGGATGGAGCCGAAGTGCTCATCCCAACAGTCTTCCAGCCGCTCGAGGATGAGCCGTGTACGCGCGGCGGCGCCGGGTATACCCGCCTGTGACGCGAAGAATTCCTCGATGTCCTGGGTGGCTGCGGGCATTGCGCCGCTCCGCCAGCGGCACAGCCTGAAGCGCAGTCGCTTCGGTAGCGTCTCGAGCTCGGGGCATGCTCGCCGCCAAAGCGCCGCGTGCGACAGGCGCCGCCGGCGCGCGATCAGCAATTCCGCTGCGGTGGATTGCTTGGAGGTTTTCATGGTGCCTCCATATGCTTGTCCGCCATGGACCTCGCGCGAGCTCCACCAGCCTCGATCGCCCGCCACTCGTCGAGGGTGCCCAGCACCTGCTCCTGCGCTGCGCGGGCGTGCCGTAGGAGCGCGACCTCGCGGCTGAGGGCATCGATTCGCGCGAGGAGGTCCGCGAGCTGGCCGTCGATCTCGTCGATGCGCGACCGCACGGCGCGGGCGTGCTCGTCGATCTCGGCAACAGGGGGCATCGCGAGGGTGGCCATGATAGGTCAGGCCGTACGGGCGAGGGGTGCGGCGATGCCGCCTAATTCAGCGGCGCCGTCTTTTCCCCGGCCGGCCTCATCGAGCCTCGCCTTGCGGGCTGCGTCCTGCTCGGCGATCCAGGCATCGATTTCAGAGAGACGGAACCGGAGCGTACGGCCGAGGCGGATGTGTGGGATCTCGCCGGCGGACACCTTGTTGTAGATCGTGCCGACCGACAATCCGAGGTATTCCGCCACGTCGGCGACGGTCAGCAGACGATCCTCGACCCTATTGCTCGCCATGTTCACGACTCTTAACTTGGATTCACGATCGTCACGACTCGACACAACTTTAGCACAACCTTCACGACTCGTCAAGAGTTGTCCGCAAAAGTTGTCACGACAAGAGGATAGGGACTTGGTAGAGGCCTTCGTGGAGGCGACGCGGGAGATGAGCGCCCACGATGCCGCTCGCGAGATCGGCCTGAGTCACGAGACCGTTGCCCGTTGGCGTCGGGGCCAGTGGAAACGCTTGTATCCGGGTACGCGTAGGGCGATCGCGCGATACCTGGAACAGCGCCGGCACGAAGACGCCGCAGCCAGCGGCGCCGAGAGCCTCCTCCGGAGCAAGGCGGCCCTCTACCGTACGCTGACCGACATGGGCGGCCCAGGCGAGCGGGCCGACGACAAATTGTTCCTCGTACGCTTGCTGCAGCAGGTGGCCGAGGAACTACGCAGAGAAGGTAAGCGGTTCCCGATTCAGCATCTCCTCGACGCCGAGGATGAGATTCGGCAAGGAAAGCTCTGACACCGCGTTAATCAGGAACGTGGTGGAGCTCGTCAGGTCTGCCCAGCGGATCGAGCCCCGCTACGCCCACGGGCCGATTCCGGCCTACACAGCCGAAATCTCCAATCTCCTCCGTCGTGCCACATGCCGCGTCTACTTCGTGCGCGGCGCGACGGGGGCGAAGGCGATGGCGCTCGTACCGATCGCAGGCTACTACCGGATCGGTATCCGTGTGGATCTGTCTGTCGAGGAGAGGCTTTTCGTGATCCGCCACGAGCTCGGGCACGTCCTCAACGGCGATGCCGATGACTGGATCACCTTAGCCGATCGGGGCTACCTGACGTGGGAAGAGCGGGTCGCAGACTTATTCGCGCTGGCGGACCTGATCCCCGGTCGTCTCATCGAGACGCTTCGGCGCGCGCGGCTGAGTTGGCGGGACATCAGAGCCGAGATCGAGGCGGAGATCAGGGCACGGTGGGGCCCCGACTGGCCGTGGGCGCGGGTGGATGATCGATCTGTTCTCCGGCTCAGGCTGTACCGAGAGCACGGGATCTGACCGGTACTCTAACAGGGGGCGATATACAAAATGCGCCTATCCTCTACACTGGCCATCGTCCTGGTCCTGGGGCTCCCTTGCAGCGCTTACGGCCAGGCGACAGCGATCGACCTGCAAGCAACCTACGACGCCGTGGTCAAAGGCATGGCGTGCACGCAGCAGTCCGAGACCGGCTCGATAGATTGTGTCTACCAGATCGGAGAGTCGCTCCGGATCACGATCGCCGGCGTTGGCGAGCCGGACGCCGGCATCACGTTCGAGGGTGGATCGATGGAGGGAGACTTCTACGCCACCTTCGGCATCATGCACGGATGTGTGATCGTCAAGCCGGGTTCAAAGAATCTCACCGCCGCTGACTTTGCCTTCATCTCTCCCGTAACCGGGCGTGTGCACCGAACCTGGCATCAGTGCCAGGGAGATCGAGCGAGGCGCGATCTCTGCCGTACACGCGACACACTCGCGCAGCTCGGGCACGACATCGACTGGCGGTTCGTCTGCCCGGTCTGCGACAACCGCCCCGGCGATCCCGGCTGGGTGGCGACCCTGGATGGCGAGATCATTGCCAGGGGCGGGGCGATTGGAACGCTCGCTGGCGAGCTCGAGGCCGCCCTCGAGGAGCGCGGGTTCGGCGTCAGAGGATCGTGCTCTTGATCCAGTCTGGCGGCCGGCGCCGCAAGCAGACCGACGCGCCGGAGTGGACCCCGGAGGAGGAGGCGTTCTTCGACCGCTTCCTGCGGATCTGCGAGGCCCGCGGCATCGGCCCGTGGCGCCTCGCGCAGCTCCTCGAGACCTCGCCGGGGACGGTGCACCCCTGGTTCGCGCGCCGGGCAATGCCGGGCGGCAAGTACATGATCCGATTGCCCAAGATCCTCGGCGTCGATGGCCACTGGCTGTTGACGGGCAAGGGGAGGCCGTGAGCAACTCCCGGTGCTGCCCGCCTTGCAGTTGGGCTCTTCCGGCGCGTAGTATGACACCACCCCGGCTCGCCACCGCCACGGCCGACAGAATACTCAAATCGGCCTGAAATCGCACGTTACCCGAAGCCACGCCGGACATTCATCGGCGTGGGCGCTTCCGATCGGTGCCCGGACAGATAGCCTGGACGGCAGTGTCCACTGCGTTGGAAGCAACAGCGCAATCCCATGAACGAATCACGGTACAGAAGTCTGGATCCGTTCGAGCTTGAGAAGGCGGTCATCGATGACTTCGCCGCTGCGCTCCAGAAACGCGGAGCCAGGGTCGTCCACGATGGGCGCCCCGGTCGGCCGGATGGCGTGATCGAGCTCGACGACTTCGTGATCGTGGTGGAGGTAGCCTCGCGGAGCGGCGCCGACGCGGCCAGCGAATACCTCGCCATCCGCGACCACCGCGAGTTGATCGAGCGAGAGGCCGGGAAGCCCGCGCACCTCCTATTCTCCTGCTGGGCCACGCCAGACCGAATCATTCGCGCCGTAAGGGAGGAGAACAGTACCCGCGCCGCAGATGGGCGCAAAGGCCGCTCCCTCTTTCTCGACCTGCGGTCCCTTGAACCGGTGCTGAAGCGCCTCGCGCAAACGTCGAAAGACCGTTTCCCCGCTGAACGGTGGGACGCGTGGTTCGAGAAGTGGGAGGAGATCGGCGACGATATCATGGCGCTCGAGAAGCTCCAAGAGACGGTCTTCGCCGAGGACGACCTCATGCGTGGCTTCGTTGCCGCGAGGGTACGTCAACGCGCCCAGCTCGAACAGGAGGCTCTCCGCAGCGACATCCAACGACTCGAGAATCTTCTGCGGCACCGGAACGTGACCGGGATCGCCGCGATGAAGGCGCTCGTCTATATCATGTTCGTGAAACTGTACGAGGAGAAGCGGGAAGCGCGGGGCCAGGAGAATCGCTTTACTCAAGAAGGATTTGCCGAGTACAAGCGCTCCCTCTCAGCGCACGATCGCAAGGCCTACAAGGACCGGACCCTCCAGCATCTGCTCGAGAAGGAGATCGGCCTCGACCCCGATATTGAGAGTGCCGGGATCCTCGACGGAGTCGTCCTGCCGCGTCAGATAAATGACGAGCTCGTGGGAGAAAGAATTTTGCCCGTGCTCGACCGTTACCGATTCCGAGGAACCCATCTCGACGCCCTCGGTGCCGTCTTCGAGGCAATCGCGCGCCGGGCGGAGAAGGACACGAGAATCGGCCAATTTTTCACCCCGGAGCCTATCGTCCGCTTCGCTGTCGATATCGCTCGCCCAGGGCCGGAGGAAGTCGTCCTGGATCCGGCAGCCGGGACCGGCCGCTTTCTAACGTTCAGCATGGAGGCCATGCGGGACCGCGCCGAGGAAGTCAGCGGGAAGCGACCCGAGGACGTGATCGAGTCGATCCATGCGACGCAGCTTCTCGGAACTGACGCCGACGAGTGGATCGTGACGATCGCGAAGATGAACATGTACATCCACGGCGACGGCAAGTCGAATATCCGTCACGAGAACGGGCTGTTCTTGGCAGATCTAGAGGTCTTCCCGGGCCGGAAGGGAACCATCAAGGATCAGATCGACGTGTGCCTCACGAATCCGCCTCTCGGCGATATGAGCTACCGAGCGTACGCGGCCGATCTTGTGGAGCGGAAGGCCTCGGAAGTGCGCGATCCCGATGAGTGGATGGAACGGCGCTTCCCGCTGCTTCCGGGCGAATTCCTCGAGGAAGCCACCATACGAGCAGCGGAGAAGAAGATCGAGGAGTGGCGCAAGCGCTACGAGCAGGCTATCCGGGAGGGTGACGAGCGCGGGAAGGCAAATGCCGAGCGCTTCCTCGAGCACCATCGAGAGAAGAAGGCCGCAGCCGATGCGGCCCTGAAGAGCGGTCCGGCCACATATAAGGTCCTCGGGACGACGGCGAAGGGAGGGGCCCTCTTCCTTGCTGCAATCCGCGATTACCTGAAGCTTGTTCGGGACGCGGGTGAGGTGGAGGAGTGGCGGGGCGGTCGCGTAGCGATCATCGTTGACGAGGCGATCCTGAACACCCCGGAGTATGCTGCCACCCGGCGGTTCATCCGGAACTACTACTTCATCAAAGCCATCTTTAGCTTCTGCCGCGACGCGTTCTGGTACCAGGCGCGAACGACCGCAAAGACTTCGCTCCTCTATCTGTACAGAAAGCCCGATCCATCCGTGGTGCAGGAGGAGCCGATCTTCTACGCGCACATCGAGAAGATCGGCTTCACGAGGACCGGCCAGCCGGATGAGAGCGAACTGCCGGCGATGCTCGCCGC